AGATGATTTCTGATTATCTCTGACGGTATTTTTCCACATACTCATTCTTCCAATTAGAGATAAAAACGTCGTCTCCCATCATTTTTCGTGTTAGATCGTCCATTATTGGGGCGCCTGATTTGAATGTGTGGGTAAAATTGTGGTTTTGGGTTGTTTCTTTCTTCTCCTCTGTGGTGGTTGAGGTTTTTGTTGTTGCTTCAGGAATGTTTCCAGTAACAGAGGCGGTATTTATTGTTCCAGGTGTTTTTTCTATTAACTGACCTCCGAAGTCACTTTCCTTAAACCCACTTACAATCCCTCTTATATTTTCGTCGATGACGGTTGCAACATTATCGGTGTATTTCTTAGACTGTTCAGAGGTGGCCAATCCCGCATTGGGGCTGATATATTCTTCGATGGCCTGCCCAAGTTCTCTTCCAACACCAACTCTCGCCTTTGCTGTTATATACGATAAATCATGTTCGATATTCTGAATTGCCGTATATTGCCGCCTCGTAATATCTTCAGTTGTCATCACTTTAAATTGTTCTCTATTTTCCAACAAAGCTTTTGTTTGTTCAGCTGACATATTCGCTAATGCGACCGTACTTCCGCCTAATTGTTTTTGTAAATCTGCGGGAACTTCGATAACCATTCTTCCCTCTCTCATTTGGGCTAGGTTTGTTAAGAATTCCCTATCTTCGGGCTTCATCTGTATTCCTCTAGCCATTAAATCTGAGGCGGCTTGGGTTCTTTCCATCGACGCAACCGCCGTCTTAGTTAAATCTCCCATGGACATACCAAGTTCATCTGCCATTGCTTTCGCCCGTCTAAGATTCGCCCCCGTAACCTCAAATCTTCCTTGTTCGTTGTTATATGTTACTAATGATTTTGAAGCTCCGATTATTGCATCCTGTAATCCTTCTATATCGTTAGTAGCCATATACATCAGTTTGATAGGATCGTTAAGGTCTCCCATTGCTCCACCAATTACTTGCATATTTGATACGAACTCTAACGCCCCTTCAGGTGACCACACCTTTTCAGCCATCGTAGTGATATCGGTCATATTCATCCTAAATTCAACTGATTTCTGAACCATTCTTGTTAACCCCTCAACACCATTTTTAAATCCAAACTGATTTAGGAGTCTAAGATTTTCATCAATTCCTTCTGTAATAGTTCTTGCGTTTAATCCCAATTCTAATGAATTATGACCAGCCGCTTCAATTTCTCTTGCCATATCCATTACACCCAGACCAATCTCCTCAAAACCCCTTCCCATTTGAGCCAAATCTTCCATTGACTCGGTGAATTGACTAACGAGTGCCATTTCTTCAATTGTATCCCTACCAAGTAGCTTGAGTTTACCCGAATCTGCAAGAACGGTGCTAACAGATTTTTTCATTTCCTCAAAACTGATACCTAATCTAATAACAGCGGGGGATGCTTCCATAATCTCCTGTCTAAATTCTCTAGAAAGTTCACCCGTCATCCCTGCCTTGGTGTTCATTTCTGTTAGAAGATCTGTTGATTGTTGTAGACCTACAACTAATTGGTCGGTAATAATTTTACCTATGGATGGTAAAACCCCTCTAAATTTACCTTGTTCATCAAAAAAGGAATCAATTCCCTTTTCAGCTGTAAGAAACTCTCCACGGGCGCCTGGGGCCTGTTGTTCTTGGGTTTCTAAGAGTTTTTCTACCCATCCAATGAATTTACCTTCATTTGCACCAGCACCTGGGGTTGACCCACCGTATCCCTTGGGACCACCAGACCCCCCATACATTGATCCTTCAAGATCTGTTCGCGCTATTCTATTTATAGCAGCACCCGCATCAAGTTCGGTCGAACCTTGATTCAACTTCATAAAAAGTTTCTCGTATTCGCGAGTCTTCCCGTCACGGGCTAGATGTACTAATCTTTCAAAATCTGCTGAGAATATCCCCATATCATATAAATAGATTATTAACTATTTTCCATCTCGGTAATATGGTTAATAAAAAATCTTCTCACATATATGGGCATAGTTAATAAATCGGAATATGTATAACCACGGTTAATCAACCAAGCGAACTCTTTTAATTGAGTGGTCTTATAGTCCGTAGAAAGGGCGAAAAAATTCCGCCCCAAATCCAATTTGAACTTGGATTGTTTCCTTGCTGGGGGTTTGTACTGTTTCTGTTAAATTTAACCCCGGTTTATTCTTCAGATAAAACTTTTTGAATTCCTGAGAATCTGACAGGGGCATTTTATTTTCAATGAAACCATGAATCTCCATGGGCTGTCGATTTCCATTGACTGATTTGATCATGAACTCAAGCCTTTTCGATGCGAGAGGTGGTGGGCTGTCTTCTTTCCAATTATTACCGATATCTTGGAGATCAATTTCTTGTTTTTGTGTTAAATATTTAAACGTAATTGGAACTTTGGCTTTTTCCAAAAAATACTCGTATTCTCCGTTTGAATCCTCTTTTAATGTGAAGTCTTTAACCTTTAATGTTGAAAGATCAATCTCAACGGGGAAATCTTCATTAGTTTTTGGATCTTTTACCGTCATCGTATATACGGTACCCCATGCGGTGTTTCTCAAAAATATTAGGATTGCTTGTTTGTCTTCTTCAACAATATCCTCAACCAATAAATCTCGATCTATGATTTTTCTCTTTAAAAGTTCTTTAATTACATCACCCGATATAATCAGGTTGGCAGAAGAGAGTATATTCTCGTCCGCAGCGGTCAAATAAGCCACTTTAACGGACTTTTTCTTGTTATCATAATGAATCCCTCCACTTGGTAGTTGAACGACATCATATGAGATCGTAGGGTCGATTCTTTGTTCTTCCATGTTCGTGTCTTTACTTAATAATTATTTGAAACCAAATTTTCGACACTAAACACGATTTACTGTCAATGATTTGGTTTCTGGGCATAAAAAATTCCCACATACATAATATATGGGAATTTCTTCACATTATCAATAGATAGTGAATATATTTTAATAAACCTGTATACAACGATCCATTCTAAGAGAAGCGTCAATTGTCGCTAAATCATCTCTTGAATAATCCAAATCACCAAAGTTAAGGTCGGTTAAGAACGTACCTTGGAGAATCCATTTTTCAACAACAACACCTGTTGGGTCTAACATTTCCAACTCAACATCTTTTTTGTACCCTGCAGCGTATCCCATTCTACCAGTCACAGACTCCGCGTGTAAACGGAACCATTCCATGAGTGCCTGAGATGCAGATGGACCAATTGGGTCTTTAAATGTTACTTTTAATTCGTTCCAAACAAATCTACCAGCGACATAGGTTGAGGTATTAAGGAATGGAATTTCTGTTGGGGTAATTTTTGCATTAGGTCTTGCGGCTGATGTCACATACCATTCATTTATCCCCAGACTCGAAGGGAATCTGATGATAAATCGGTTTTTTCGTTTCGGTTCGTAAGGAACCGGCATCTTCATTAATAGATCTGCCATTTTATTTTCTTTATTTCAGTTATTGTTTATTACTATAAATATATTAAATGTTGAAAATATCACGATATTTTACTTTGTCAGGTTTTTTTCGTACTTTTCGACAAAGGATCCAGTTAATATTACTATAAATACTTCGACATGCGTAATATATGTTGAGACCACTTAAAATTCTAAACTTTCTTCAACTTTTCCCCCGTTAGACTTGTTTTTGTCAAAAATTTTCCGTATATTTTTGGTCCTAATCCAATCCAGAATATATCGGTCCTATTTTATAATTGGTCCTTTTATATAATACTAGATAAAAAAGCATTACTAGAAAAGCAACCAGAAGAAAGGGCACCTCTATATACTGGGGGAAATAAAAAAGGGTAGGAATTAATTTCCCACCCTTTCTTTTTGTTCAAATATATCTATTAAATATTCTCGAATGAAGCACCTGTTGGTGTGATAATGAACTCCACGTCGATGTATTCCAAAGATCTAGTAGGTTTGATATAAATCTTACCTCTGAGAGTGTTTTGATCAATGTCTTCAGGGTCGTTTGATACTGTCATTCTGAAGTCATATAATCCTCTTTCTTTCTTGATTGCCTCAAGGATTGGGTTTACTAATCTTGTAAACTCATTCCTTACTTGATCGTCGTTCTGTTCGAATAACAACCTAACAGCTACCGCTGAAACAAGTTTTCTGGTTCTCAATAGTAATCTTCTTACGTTGATCCTATCTAAAGCAGATTCTTTAACCTGAAGAGTTTTGTTACCCCAAATAATTGGTCCCGTATCACTAAATGTTGCAATAGGGTTAATTCTCATCTTGTAAAGTTCATCTCTTTCGTCAAGTGTTAATTTTTTGAGGGCTTTGACAGCGTTTACAAGTCCTCTTGAATAACCCGCCACCGCGAACCAAGGATAAGATACATTGTCGGTCAACGCGATATTCCTTACAACTTCCCCTGTTGGTGGGATATAAAGTTGTGTTGAATTGTCGTTATCCCTAACCTGAATCCAAGGCCAATATGTGGCTGAATAGTTAGTATCCAATCCGATTGTATCCATCATATCTGTAACCTCATCAGACGTATCAACATTTGGTGCTCCGATGATGTAAATGGAGTCGGCTCTATCAGTTTCACACATATCAATTGCTTGTTCGATTAACGATGATTGGTCATACCAGTTGATACCCGGAGTTGCGAAGACGTTAATGTCGACTGCTTCAGGGTTTGAATAGGTTTCAATCCCTGCGAGGAATGCATAGTAGTCGGAATTTCCTACATCGGGGTTAAATACACCACCGTTGTCTGTGTTGTTATTAAGATACGTTGTTTTTCCATAGATATATCCGTCGCTGTAGGTTTTTACGTTTCTATAAATGTCCCAACCGTCGAAACCACCACATACTGCAAGTGTGAATTTACGATATGCTGTAGAATCTAACATCCCTTTATCGGTCCCCTCCAAATCATATGGAGTTGTGTCGTACATATAACCTGTTATTGTACCACCTGTAATTGCTGCTGCATTTACTGATAAATGGAAACCTGTCGAAGTAGAACTTGGTGAGGTTCCTTTGTATTGGAATAAATCAGAGTCAAATCCCATTTGAGATGAAAGACCCAAAGACACTCTTTTTACCTTATCAGTTGAGATGTCATCAGGAACACCTGCGGTGTATGTTACAACGTCACCAGCTGTGTAATATTCTGTTTTATACATTGTATTACCTAAAGATGCCCCATCCAATGAATCGGCGTAACAGCCTTTGAAACCAGCTGGGACTGCGTCAGTCGGATGATCTTCTACCATTGACAACATAATATATTTTGATTTCAACTCGTACATTGTGTCAGACGTTCCAACTTTCAATGCAACATACCCTGGCAATTCAGGGTTCATAGAACATCTTGAATATTTCTCAAGTACAACTTGATTATCGTCAGTATCGTTAAAATCACGAACCACCATATTAAATTCAGCGGTTTCAAGATTGATGTCCTGAATTGTTACTTTAACTTCAGTATTTGCAGCGTCCCCATCAGAGATTGTAATAATATTGAATAGGTCGGAAACCCTTCCACCTCTTACTTCTGAAACAACCATTGGAGATGCCGGTGTGTCCCATTGAGATAAGAAGTCGTCGCCAACTGACTGCTCAAGTGCAGTTGAGCTTAAACCTCTAATTAATCCACGATCATTTAAAGCCGCCACTAATTCTGCGTACGATTCAAACGTGTAAAGTGGATAATCTCCATAAGCTTTATCATATACATCAATTCCCAAAACTTTTTTAATGAATTTTGTTGATGAACTATCCATTGAACAGGTAAAAGATTTTTCTGTTCCGTCTTGTATACCGACTGTAAGTGTGAAATCCCCCAATGGATCTGACTCAATTGTTGGGTCTCCTGAAATTGTGTCGGTATCGGATGACATAGTAACCCCAGTTGTTTCTAAAAGTAATGTAGAAACGGTTGAATAATGACCTCTTGATCTTAAAGCGGCGACCATGATACCGTCATAATCGTTAACTGAAGCGTCATAAGTGTATTGTGTAACAGTAAACCCAGTCGAGCCAGCATCATAAACCATAAGGTATGAGTAAACTTCGTCAGTACCGTTGAAATAGTCGTTATACCAAACGTAATTAGTGAAGTCACCAATTGGTGTGTCGGACCCAGTAAGGTGTGTTCCTGTTAATCCAGATGTTCCTTCTTCAGGGACGAGACCGATGTGAAACCAATCTTCGTCATTATATGTAGATTGATTAGCTACGATAAAATCGGTTACACTAACGCCAGTAGTTGCTGTCTTTCCACTCAAGTACCAAGCGTATGTTCCAGTACCATCTAATGCACTTTGTGTCCCACCAGGCGCTTCTGCTGGAAACGCTGAGGAAACCACAGCACTACCCAATGTTTGTACACCCCACGTTGTTACGGGTTTATATCCTGTCAGTCCAAGAATCCTTGTTACGAATAATTGATTAGATTCCTGTAAATATGCTTTTGCCACATAAGGTAGTTCATATTTAGGATTACCTGCCCCATCTTTTAACGGTGATGTAGATCCAAAATAAGTTTTGAATTCATCGAAGTTGGTAATTAAAAGTGGTTCGAATGCTGGGCCCTCGAGAGTTTCACCCACTAAACCTAGTGTGGTTACTCCAACGCTTTGTGCCACAAATGTTAAATCTTTCTCAGATGTATATACACCCGGAGAAACGAATACTCTGTTTGAATTTGCCATTGATTTCTATTTGGTTAATTGTTTATTTTATTGCTATACTTCATAAATATCTCAGTTTTTCACAAAGATTTCCCAATAAATAAATTCGAGGATAGTATTTTATTCTTTTTTACTATTATTTATCTTTAGATATGGAAAGAAAGAGTAAAAACATCAAGATCAGCGAGAAACATCATGAGATCCTCAAAGACCATTGTGATAAGAACGGGCTCAAAATTTATCGTGTAGTTGAAAAATACATCGAAGGATTAAATAAGTCAAGGAAAAAGGATATTTACGGGGAGGATTGATTATCTTAGGTAACAAATACTAATACTTGAGCCGATTACGGGTTCAAAGTTAAATGTTATTTGATTTGCATCTGGACCCATAGTGTATCCGTCCCCAGACACGTCCACTAAACCGTTGATGGTAGTATATATCATACTGTTTATTACGTTGTTTACCGTAAATGTTAATGTAGATCCATCATATACGAAATTCTCAACTTCTAAGAATAAAAGATTACCATATGAGTCTTTAAAGACGTTAGATTTTCCCGCATAGTAAACAACCATTACCGTACCTATTGGTGGTTCGGCAAATGTTATTCTCGATGTTTGACCCATCCAGAAATAATCAATATTTCGATCTTGAAGTAAACCATTTACCGCAACGAAAAATAAAACACCTATCATTTCACCAACCCCGAAAACAGTTTGCACACCATCTCCTGTAAATGTTGCAACTTTTACCTCAATTGAACTAGGAATATATTTCTTTTCGTAATTTTTTGTTTCTAAAAACTCATTTAATAGAAATAATCTATTAACGGCTGGCTTCACTTCAAATTCTTCGGGATCAATTAAAAATCCCAACATTAAAAATTCATATGTTTGAACATAAAATCTACGATTTTCTAACGAATCGACAGGGGACGAGTCACTAATTCTTTCCAATATAATAGGAACATAATGCCCTTTAATTGTGGTATACGCTTGTCGAGACGCAAACTTTTGTAATACGATTTTATTAAATCTATTTAAATCCCTGAATTTTTGACAAACTATCGTAACCTCGAAGCCAATGTCAATCGGCACAGGTTGTGGTATTTTATAAACGTCAGCACCCTTTTTTGTTCCGTCCCACGTTTCAACTGAAGCATAATGGAATTCCATTCTTTCTGGAATAGTTCTAATTAATGAGGGATTTGTTCCTGGCTGAACGTCAGGTCTTCGGATTACACCTATGAACGGAACTTTCATATTCCCATCATCGTCAGCAAACGTCCAATTATTTGATATTTCACCCCATCTTTGAACGGTGAGAATTTTTGGTATAATTGGAATTTGTTCACCATCCGAATTAACCTTAAAGTTTTCTTTAATAAATTCCAACATACCCATGTCTAAATCGTCATGTAGAACTGAATCAGGTAAAAAGGTGTCGGATTTAGTTATTTTGTCCAGTAATTCTTGTCTTCTCTCAAGAAGTTCCTTGTCAGTATATATTTTAATATCGTTTTTCTTTGGATATGACATTTTAAACCCCTCTAAATTCGTTTTCTTGTGTAGGTACACAAGTTATTGATCTATAATGTGGTTTATAACCAAACATTTTATGTTTCCCGTCGGCAACAACTTTTCCATCATTGGATACCGTATAAAATCTAATTTTTTCTTCACTTTCGGGATATCCGATGTAATCACCGAACCTAATGTCAATTCCTAAATCAGTTAATTCCTTTATATAAACCGAAATCATCATATTTCCAGGTTCAAGATATCTTAAAAGCCCTGATTTATATGATTTGTTCTCAGGTCCAGCAATTTGAACCAATCCATGAAATTCTACTGGCGGTTTGAATTTTAATTGATCTTTTCCGATTTCAGAATAGACATCATCGGTTTCTGTCCGAGATCTATCAACCTGATATAAAACGAGCCTCATATTAATATCACCGTTGAGATATTCTTCACCCATTTGGATGTTCAAATCGAAATCATCTTCACTAAAGAATTTGTTTAACCTGGTTATTGGTAACTTATTTTCCATATCTCTATAAATAGTTTAAAATTTCATTCTAATTATGTATATTGTAAGTATAATTTAAATATGACCGTAAAGATACCCGAAATAGAGGCTCGTGAGATCCTCGAAACATACGAAGGTGCTAATAATCAAATACTCGAATGGAAACGTAGATCATCCATTGGGAAAGGGTTTAAATTGGCACGAACTCAAGCGCTTTATATACGTACACACCACCAAACCGTACCAAAAGTAGCCCGAAAACACATTACATTGGTGGCATCATTCGGTGAAAAACTAATGGAAGAGAAACTTCTCACAAAACCCGTTAAACAGGTGTGGTGTGAGAAATTATTGTGCGAAACGGAGAAGGCATACCATATTTGGGGAAAGATACTTGACACCCAAATGAATCATGGGTTCTGGTTACCCAAAGGTGCAATCCTTACCCCAGAGAAGAAACTTAATCGGGTTATAGATTACTCAAAATACAATCATAGGCCACCAAAACCTTGGCAACCCAAGGCGGTTGAGTTCCTTCTAGCAAACGATAGGTGTATTTTAGCGGATGACATGGGTTTAGGGAAGACGACGAGCTCAATCATCGCTTCAGTTGAGGCCGAAGCGAAGAAAGTGTTGGTTGTATGCCCCGCTGGGGTTAAAATTAACTGGAAAAGGGAGATTGAGAACTACTCGGATGACAAGATCCTTATCGTTGAGGGTCGAAAATGGGGGTCTACCTTCAAATATTACATCATTAACTATGATATCATCAAGAATTTCCACACAACTGAGAAAATAGAGGGAATAGATGACTTTCAATTGATAGCGAACGAGAAATTCGATCTCGCAATCATTGATGAAGCCCATTATCTTTCAAATACGACAGCTAAAAGGACTAAATTGATGAACAATATCCTCGAATCCGTTCCAAAAGTGTGGTTATTAACGGGAACACCCATGACATCGAGGCCGATTAACTATTTCAACCTTTTAAAAATTATTAATTCCCCCGTGGCATTAAATTGGCAACATTATGTTCGTCGTTATTGTAAAGGTTTCCAATTTACCACAAGAAATCCTGATGGATCTCCGGGGAGGAAGGTATGGAGCACCTCTGGACATAGTAATTTAGATGAATTGAGAGAACGCACAAAGGGTCTGGTTCTGCGAAGATTAAAAACTGAAGTACCTGGGTTACCCGAAAAAATCATAATTCCACGATTCTTAGAAATGAAAAGTACCTTTTATGATGAAGAACTTGAGGAGTTTATGAGAATATCACAAGAAGAAAAGGGAAATGAGAGTATTAGTATTACAATTGCCAGGCTCATGAAGGTGAGACAAGTGATCGCATATGAAAAAGTACCGTATACCTGTGACTTGATTGATGAATTTCTTGAACAAGGGAAAAAGGTTATCGTATTCAATAACTTCTCGATGCCCATTGATATGATTCAAGAAAAATACCCGAAGAATTCGGTAACATTGGACGGGAGGATGTCTCAAACGAAAAGCTGTCTCTTATACACATCTGACGCTGCCGACGATCTACTCTGTGTAGATCTCGGTGGTCGCCGTATCATTAAAAAAAAAA